TTAGGCTAGCCCATCTAAGCGGGTTGCTTACGATAGGGTCTACGTCTCTTGCTAGAATACCATCTCTTAAGTTTCTTATAGCTTCAGCCGCTTCTGCATCTAGTTCTTCTTGAGTAGGTGCTACATACGCCGCATAGTCTGAGCCGATAAGTACAAGCAATACGCTGTTGTCTACAGTATTATCTGTATCATCAGGCATTAACCCATAAGGTATCCAACCATGTTCTGGATGATTAATTTCTACTTCAAATGCAGTATTTTCTGCGTTTAATGATTGTGCGTTACGCACTTCTGTTATTGTTATCATTTTATGAAATCCTGATAAATAGGGTTAACATCCTATGGTGACTACCACGAGTATCGTCACCGCCCCCAATAGCTCTCCATGTTCCGGAGATTGAAGGTTTTGTGGTGTTATAAGTGTAGATATCACCATTAGGTGAACCAGTAACTGCGGCGATAACGGTAAGATTACTACCAGACCAAGTTGAGTTGTGTGTGAGTGTGTTACCCGTGTTATGCGCCCAAACATAAGTACCAACAGCACCAAAAGTCATACTTGGGCTAGGTGAAGCCACCCAAGACGCAGTTCCTGCCGAAGAGTATCCTAAAAATTGACCACTAGCACCGCCACTAGGAATATGGTTATTACCGTTTCCTGTAGGGTGTGAGTAGTTGTTTGCGTTAGTCTCTATCGTATCTAACTTGGTATCATTTTCTTGTAATGATATTTGTGACATTTAATTTCTCCTTATTCTGGTTTAGTAGGCCATACGATTGCATGTGGGTAGCCCTCCAAGTTTTCTATATCTAAAAGAGCTTGACGATAGCCTGTCCACTCTGTACGCTTGGCTTCTGTCATGTCATTCCAACGTAAAAAGTTAGTTACAATAGGGTCAACGTTTGATGCAAGTAAAAAGTCACGTTCCTCCCGTGCATACTCAGGGGCTTTGGCCTCTTCTGCCGCCCGCTCAACCGCCAGTTGTGCTTCTTCTTCTTCAGTAAGATAAACTACTACACCATTTAATATTTTATGGTTTCTCATTATTATATTCCTTTATTTTAATATGCCATATACAGCTATAGTACCCTTAACCATATTCGTTGAACCTCCATGAAAGTTTATTTTAAAAGAGTCGTGGGTATTTTGGGAATTTGTACCATACTTATCCCCTACTGCTCCAATGGTATCGCTATTGTTAGTGCCAGCATTAGTTCTGTAAACAGACTGTCCAGTAGCACTAGTACTCAAATCTGAGCCTGAGTGCATATTCCACAAAGTAAGGTGACCACTACATTGATTACCGTGGTTGCTATTTGCGGTGCTGTACGTACCAACACTGACTGCTAATCTAACTTTTCCCGTAACAGTCTCATTACTAATTGTACCACCATTTTTCGTAACTCTTGTCCATATATCTGAGTCAGTTGAGGTTAACCCATCATCACTAAGGTATAAGTCCAATGAGGAACTACCACCATTACTGGGGGCAAGCCCATGCCACTCAACATAATAGTTATCATACAGACTGCTATTTAAAGCTGTGAAATTATAACTAGAAGTATTGTTCATAACTGACCTGTTTAATAATACTCTTGAGCCACTACTTGCATCTGCCCATTGAGCAGTACCAGCAGATGCATACTTGAGTACTTGGTCTGTAGAACCACCGCTAGGAATATGATTGTTACCGTTACCTGTTGGGTGTGAGTAGTTGTTAGCGTTTGCTTCAATGCCGTCTAATTTTGCGTCATTTTCTTGTAATGAAATTTGACTCATTTAATTTCTCCTTTACTTAACTTATCAACCATGCCTTTGTAGGTTAATTGATGAAAGTTATTTAATTTTAAAAGTCTGTTAGGACTTATTTCGTTAAGAGGGTCAACATGGTAAAAGCTAACATCAACTCTTTCTCGTATTATTTCTTCAAATTGTGTTTGCCATTCATTGCTGTCAGGCGCTATAAAGTTCTCAGGAGTATAATATAACTCTCCAGAGTATACGTTATTTACCTTACCATCAATGCCAAAGAAATCCATACCTACTAAAAATACATTGTCTGAGTTAAACTTATCAATAGCAACTCTTGTACCTGTTGCTCCTGATGAGTAATTGTTTTTAGCCTTATAATGACACCTAAAGTTAGGATACATTTTCAGTATATAGTTAGTAATATCTTCGTCAGAGGTTATTAGAACGTCTGGCTCGAATTCGTGCTTAAAGAACCAGTTACATGCTATTATATTAGCGTTCTGTATAGTCTTTAAGTCTTTGCCTTCACGGGATTTGCCGTTACCTATTACAACTGAGTTTAACAAAAGTCTCCTCCAGTTCTATAATAATTTCTTCAGGGAAGCTATGGCTTTCAAACCAAGCTCTATCCCAGATATGTTTAGTTTCCGTATCGTTGTGTATAACAATAGGAATTTGTTGTTTGTAGTATAGTGCACACGCTATTCTATGCGCACCACCATTTATTCTTTTTATAGAATTACAGTGTATAGGGTAGTCCTGATTGTATCCGTGTGTTTTAAAGTTGTTAATTAAACGGTCAAAACTATCAGTATAGTCTTTTACTGTATTCTTACGAGGCTGATTAATGATATGCATATCAGTAGGCTCTATGCCTCTAGTCTGTTTAAATATGTGCTCTTCGTATATACTTTTATAATGCCTATGGTTAGAGCCTTCAGACTTAGACTTCACATATAAGTATTTACACATGAAGTCTAGTCTGTCAGCATCTAAAAAGTATTTAGGGTTTACTTTAACCACTATGTTAAAAAGCCTTTTACTTCTATCGTGATTGTTTCGTAATCAAACTCATTTATTAAGTTTAAACCTACTCCGTTCTGAACATAATCAGAAGCTAATGGGTTTTCTCCTAAGTCGTGAGGGTAGTCTTCCCCTTCTACTATTACAGTTTCAGGTATAACAAAACCTTTATCATTAGTTTGGTCACGAACAGTCATAGTCTCTTTTGTAACAAAAGCGAAAGATTGGACTTTCTTAAGTTTATTTAAGGCAATTAGTCTGTTAACTTTTTCAACACTATTGCAGAAAACTTGCATACCGTTACCCGCATACATAGAATAACAAAGGTATTGACTGTCTTCTAAGTTACAAAGCTCATCGTGAGTTAATTTTCCTGACAGTAGCTTGTAGCTTCCGTCTGCATTAACTTCAACCTTTTTAACTCGTACTAAATCAGCATAATCGTTACAATAATGATTAATGTCTTCAAATACTACTTGTTTAGCTTCTTCAAAAGTCTCGTAATCTTCTTCTCTGTTGTGAGCAAAATAAGACACTATTGTTTCTTCTTCAAATATCATAATATCACCATTTACTTTCTGGACACACTTGCCCTAAAAGTTTAGTTTTAAAAGGCATGAAGCATCCACATTTAGTGCAAGTTCTAAGTTTATAGAACGGACACGCTTTACAAATTGCAAGTCTTTCTTGCGCTGTTTCTTTATCTGCTAATTTCATTATACACTCCCGTACACTGTTCCGTTGTTAGTATAGGTATAGGATTGGTTTGTTGCAATGGCTTCACCAGCGGCACCGCCGCCGCCTTTACCAACTCGACCCCAACCGCCGCCGCCGTTAGTACCAGAGCCATCAACGTTAGATGATGCATCTAATACAGAACCACCGCCCGCAGGGGCTTTGTTTGTACAACTACTTACATTTACGTTAGCACAACCACCACCATAGAATGAACCACATGATAAACAGCTACCGCCGCCACATGCTGTTCCAGAGACACTTTGTCCACCTTGAGGCCCACCAACGCCGGCACCTGAGTATGTCCAGAAAGCACAACAGCCACTAGCAGAACCGTTTGTTCGGTTTAAACCACCGTAACAAGAAGCACCTGAGCCTGTGCCAGTACCAGAACCGTTAGAACCTAAAGTAGCTTGACCTGCGCCACCGCCACCTTGGCTACCGGCACCGCCTCCACCGGCTCCCGCAATAAATGCGCCGGAGTTGTTTTGGACTGTACAACCAGAAACAGTAATACTTAGAGCATCACCGCCGTCACTTGTTGCACTACCTCCACGACCCGCAATTTTACCATTATTAATAATAGTTGAACCTGCTACGTCTAATGTTAAGGCGGGTTGGGTTCGTTGGCCTGAGTGAAGAGAAGCAGAAGATGATATAGTCATTATAACTGGAACTGTACCATCCCAACCTGCCGCAGTAGCCAGTGTACTTACGTTTTGTGTTGTCTCTGCGGTTCCTGAATATGTAAATGGGAATGCACTTTGTGCACCGTACCACTCGTTCATTGCCATCTGAGTGCCAGAAGCCTTATCAATAAGGCCCCTGACATCTTCATCATTTAAAGCAGTTTGTCCAGTGATATCTAATTCGGTCATTATATCGTTTATTCCGATTTGACCACTACTAGTTACTGGCATAACTTACCCTTTCAATGTTTCTATTTCAGATTTCAGTTCTTTGATTGCTTCAATTAGCAAACCATGTAATTGGTCATACTGAACTACTTTGTACTCTTCGTTATCACCTGTCTTAAGTGGTAGTTTCATTTCTGTAACTGCACTTGGCATTACTGCTTCAACTTCTTGAGCAATGATACCACCAGATTTCTTACCATCGTGGATGTACTCAAATGTGTAACCGTTTAACTGAGATACTTTATCTAAAGCATTGTCAATCTTCACGATGTCTTTCTTAAGACGCTCATCTGAAGTAGTTGTAGAGTAAGCAACAACGTTACCATCAACGTGTAAGTCACCATCATTCTCAAGACGCATGTCTTCGTTGCCATCTAAGAACCATTTGTGTGTAGTTGACCCAACAAGGTAGTAATCATTAGTGTCTGGACCAATTTGAGTAACATCACCACGCAAGTCACTTTCAACACTGAAAGTTGTACCTGATATATCAAGTCCTGCACCGGCACTGTAAGTAGTGTTAGTGAAAGATGTAATGTAGCCTGCACCGTTAGCAATTTGGTTGTTGTTAGTTACGTTAGTAGCATTTGCCGCTATACCATTTAGTTTAGTATGGTCTGCATCTGTGAATACGTTACTGTCTGTAGCCGCTTCAACTGCCGCTCTGATTTCTGCATCAGTTTGGTCTGCTGTCGCACCTGTTTCAATACCGCCAAGTTTAGTGTTTAAAGCATCTGTGTAAGCGTTAGCTTCAGCTTCATATAAGGCTTTTATTTCCGCACCTGTTTGGTCAGCTGTAGCACTTGTTTCAATACCGTCTAACTTAGTATGGTCAGCAGTTGTAAAGTTCTCATCAGATATTTGAGAATCATTTGCTAGTTTAACCCATGAACCACTATGTGCAAAGTAACCTGCACCTGTACCGTGTACGTGAGCAAACATACCGTGATATGTTGTAGCACTTGGCAAGTCGCCTTCAGTTGCATACATGTTGTTGAATAGTACTTTGTTACCACCCATGTCAATATCACCAGACATTGTTCCACCAGCTTTTGGTAATTTAGTACCTAGAGCAGTAGTTAATGTAGTGTTATAGTTAGCATCGTCATTGATAGCCGCCGCTAGTTCGTTAAGGTCATTTAATGTACCCGGAGCGCCACCGATAAGTGTTTCGATTTTGTCTGTAACGAAAGCTGTTGTAGCAATCTTAGTTGAGTCGTCTGTTTCAGCTTGTGTTGTTGCTGTGTCTAAACGAGCCGCCGCTATTGTACCTGTTAGGTTAGCCGCTGGAAGTTCAATTCCAAGACCTTCAATGTCAGCTTTAGTTTGGTCAGCTGTAGCACCTGTTTCGATACCCGCAAGTTTAGTATTTAAAGCGTCTGTGTAAGCGTTAGTTTCAGCTTCATATAGAGCTTTTATTTCTGCGCCTGTTTGGTCAGCTGTAGCACTATCTTCGATAGTATCTAGCTTAGTATGGTCTGCAGTTGTAAAGTTCTCGTCAGTCTTAACATAAGTAGCATCTACTACATAGTTAGCATTTAAGTCACTAATTTGTGATTCAGTAATAGTTAAAGCCGCTTCGTGACCTGTAACATCTGATTCAGTAACAGTATAAGACTGTAGTGCTGAGTCTGCCAATGTACCTTGTGCCGCTGTAGCGTAGTCTGTAGGGTCAAATGCTTTAACGTCAGCCAAGTTAGTTACTTCAGAATCCATTAAGGCTCCAGCTTGAGTAACATTCAATGTGTCTGTTACGTCTGCACCCGCTTCGATGTTGTTTAGTCTAGTCAGTAAAGTATCTGTAAAGTCATTTGCTGTTTTTACGTAAGTAGCGTCTGAAACGAGATTCGCATCATAACCCTGAACGTTAACACCAATATCTGCATCTTTAAGAATAGTTGCGTCATAAGCTTCAACATTAACACCGATGTCAGCGTCTTTAAGAATAGTAGCGTCTGCTGTTTCGTAAGTTCCTAAATCGCTTATTTGTGATTCAGTAATGCTTAGAGCCGCTTGATGTCCTGTTACGTCACCTTCAGTTACAGTGTAAGACTGTAGCGCTGATGCCGCTAATGCACCTTGTGCCGCTGTTGCATAGTCTGCACTATCAAAAGCTTTTACTTGGTCTAAGTTAGTTACTTCTGAATCCATTAAGGCTCCAGCCGCAGTTACGTTAGCTGTGTCTGTTACGTCAGCTAAAGCTTCAATACCGTCTAACTTAGTACCATCTGTTGCTACATCACGTCCAGCGATTGTAGAAGTTGTTGTTACTGCACCTGTTAACGCACCACCAGCTAATGGTAGTTTAGTTGCTAGGTTAGTAGTTACAGAACCTGCAAAGTCAGCGTCATCGCCTAAAGAAGCCGCTAATTCGTTTAGCGTGTCTAAAGCTGTTGGTGCTGAGTCTACTAAGTTGCCTACTGCTGTGGCTATAGCCGCATCTGCTTCTGTTGTAGTATAAGTGTCTGTGATACCGTATCCAGAAACCGTAGTAGGTGTACCTGTTAAGTCTCCAAAAGCACCTGTGTAAGCATCAGTAATTCCGTATCCTGCTACTGTTGTTGGTGTAGCTGAAATGCTTGAGAAAGCAATTCCAAGACCTTCAACGTCTGCTTTAGTTTGGTCTGCAGTCGCACCTACTTCAATACCATCTAATTTAGCATGGTCAGCTGTAGTAAAGTTTTCGTCTGTTTTAACGTAAGTAGCGTCAGATACTAAGTTAGCATTGTATGCTTGTACGTTTATGCCGATGTCAGCATCTTTTAAGATTGTTGCGTCTTGTGGTTCGTAAGCACCGAAAGGTTGTACTGTTACGCCAATATCAGCGTCTTTTAATATAGTTGAGTCAGCTGTCTCATAAGTACCTAAGTCACTAATTTGTGATTCAGTAATAGTTAAAGCCGCTTCGTGCTGAGTTACATTGCTTTCTACTACTTGAGCATCTGCTAGTGTGCTAGCGATGTCTGTGAAGTCAAGACCTGTGTTAACCCATGCAGAACCGTTGTATTGTAGAACTTCACCAGTTGATAGTGTCCCTAGCGTAACGTCTGTTAGCTCGTTTACAGTAACTTCTGAACCTGCAGAAGCATTAGCTACTACAGTAGCCCAAGCGGTACCGTTAATTGTTGTTATGTTTTCGATATTACGTGAGTCGTTTATGACCGTAGTACCTGTTACTTTAATTGCCATCGTCGAATTCCTTTTCTATTAGCATTAAATGTTTGCGTTTGTGTTTAAGCTTACTGCTGACTTTAAGTCGCCTGAAGCAGTCATTTCTATTACTGGTGTTCCACTAAAGTAGAAGTAGTAGCTAGAGCTGTTAGTTCCGTCTATTGTTGCGTCACCTTCAAAGTCTCCGGGAATTGTTAAATCTCCGTCACCATCTACCATAAACTTGTTGTTCTGTCCATATTGGAAGAAGAACTTATCTAAAGAATTGTGGTAAGACCATTCGTCATTTTCTTGAGGCTCTGAGTTAATAGGGCTAGCGGATACTGTGCCGCCCTGATATAAATCACCAGAAATGTTTATTTGGCCATCTGAGTCAAATGACATAGCAGTGGACGGGCCATACATAAATAGTATAGAGCCGCTTGCTTCTTGCAATGCCCATTCTACGCTTCCTGCTTCACCGATTGTCCATGCACCTAATGAAGTTTGGTCTCCAACTGATTGCGGAGACATTACTACAACAGTTCCGTCTGTTTGTTTTGAATAAATCTTTCGGTCTGCAAGGTTAAGCGCTATTTCACCGACTTCTAAGTCAGTTGCTAAAGGCACTTTCTCTGCTACCGAGGATTTCTTATGAATAATTTTAGTTGCCATTGGGCTTCTTTCCTATGTGTGAGGTGGAGGTGCCTATAGAGACACCCCCAGAGCTATTTAGTAAGAACCACCATCTAGAACTACGTTTTGTAATTCTTCGTTGTTTAGGTCCCATTTGTCTGCTGTTTCGTTCCAGATGAAAGAAACGTTAGAGTCTGTGCCACGTTCAATTTCAATACCTGCAGGAGCAGAAGCCGCACCAGTTTCGTCAGCGTTCAACAAGATGATTGCATCACCAATGTTTACTTCATTTGAGTTTACAGAAGTTGTAGTACCTTGAACTGTTAAGTCACCAGCAATTATAACTTCACCAGTGTTGTCACCAAGACCAGCTGGGTCGATAGTGATTACTGAGCCACCTTCGATAAGGTCTGTAGTTACTTTGTTGAACTCAACGTTGTCTGTAGTTGCTACAGCTTGTCCGATTGCTACTTCACCAGCTACGATTGAAACGCCTGTTCCACCTGTGAAGTGTGCACGAGTTTCTGCCGCACTTGGGCCAGTGTATGTGTGAACACCGTTAGCATAAGTTAAAGAACCGTCTCCACCAGCATCTACTACTGAGAAGAATCCTTCAACATCTGACTCTAGGTTAGAGTTTACAAATGCAGAACCGTTCCATGTTAGGTGGTCGCCAGAAGCGATTGATGTTAGTGTAACATCTTCTAACGCAGATACAGTTTGGTATCCAGCCGCTTGGAAAGCAGAACCATCGTATGCTTTAAGTTGGTTAGCAACTGTGTCGTACCATACGTCACCTTCAACAGGGTTTGCTGGTGCAACTGAGTCTACATAAGCGCCGCTTATTTCAACAATGTTGTTGCCGTTGTCTTTTGTGTAGATTTTCTGGTCTACTAGGTTGATTGCCAATTCACCTTGGTCTAGGTCTGAAGTTAATGGGGAAGCTCCGCCAGTAACACTCTTTTTAAGTAAAATTTTAGTTGCCATTAGAAGCTACCTCCGATTATGTGTGTTGTTTGTTTTTCAATGCGATTAGTCGCTTGGTATTTTGCCGCAGTGTTGTCGTATACTAAGACAGCACCGTCTTCTTTGTTTGTGTTGTCGATGTCAGTTATATTAGATGTCGTCAACTGATGGTTCTGCCACTCCCCTGCTGTTGCGTTGTACCGTAGTACTGCGTTGTCAGCTAGGTTGTTTAAAGTAACGTCGTTCATATCTTGGATACCTAAAGTCTCTGAGATACGTCCTGCGTTTGAAGTGTAAGTTGTTCCATCACTTCTTGTTATAGTTAGAATAAGGTCTCCTGAGACTAATGCCGCAGATGTTACGCTATCCCCTTTGGTACCTTGACCACCGGTTCTGCTTAACGAGATAGTATATTCATTAACTGTGGTTGCAGTTATGCTCATTTATATTGCCTCCGTTGGACTATATAGTATTTCGACAAGACCCCGGAAAGGTTTCCATATCTGTTGATTAGCACCAATCCCAGCATCTGCAATTTCTACACCAATCCAACCATAAGCTGGTTGCTCTGGTAAAGGCATTGTTGTGAAGCCATCAGTGATGTTTTCTGGTAAAACGATTTCAAAAGCGTTATCGTTTACGTCTAAATCAATTATAGATACGTCAACCACCTGCCCACCTGCTTGTGGCATTATCGGTAGTCTGTCGTCTTTATCTGCCGCAAAGTGGTTTATATTACTAGTATCGGCTTCTACGATTTTACATGTTATCGTGTAGCCTGATAAGTTTGTCAACCATCCCGCAGTGATGCTCATTCTTATCTGTTCTCCGTCTATTACCGACATCAACACAGTACCCGGACCGTTTAATAAGTCCTTGGATTTGCTGTTTATTCTTTTTCTTGCCATTGTCTCCTCCTGCCGATTCTCGAATGGGCATGTTAGGGTTGTGTTAGAGCAATCCCCCGTTAGGGGAATCGCAAATTTATTTTTTATTTTTTATTAAGACAGACCCGGAATAGATACTGTCTCTATATCGTTAGATACCATATTGTTAAGCTGTAACTTAGTATAGCTCTGGTCTGAAGGATAAACTTCATTTCTTATACCATTAGCATAAGAGTCAGAAGAACCATCACCCATTAACCACACTTGAGTAGCACCATAAGTATTGGATGCATAAGAGTTCCAAGTTGTTTGACTTACAGCGTTGCTGATTCTGTGAATCTCTTCTAGTTTGTGGTTACTTATCCACTTCTTTGGGTCAGTAATAATCAGCTTAATTTCAGCGTCATTAGGCATAACTTCGTTGTACTTCAGTGTAGTCATAACTGTAGCCGCCACTTTACCGTGGAAGTTTCTGTTATTACCACGACCAGCAATAGTAAGGTCACCACCAATCTGTCTGTCCATTGTAGCACCTGTACCTGTCCACTGGTTAACTACACTCTTGTTTGTACCTACAGAAGCAAAGCTATCACTAGAACTCATTACACGGATATCAAACGCACCAGCTAAGTTAGCCGCTGTGGCATCTGAAGCATTATAACGTTGTCCTTTGTGAGCAATGTAAACACCATACCATTGGCTAGTGCTCATGCTACTAAGAATCTTACACTCGTTATAACCAACGCCCTCTCGACCCCACTGGAACCAAAGATTACGGAAGCTGTCTGTACGTAGGTAGATGTTATCATTCCCTGTACTTGCTCCTGCGCCCATATTCCAGATGTGTTGATTACTGCTGTTTCCATCAGTTTTAAACACGATAGATGTAGCCCAAGGTCTTGCATCAAGGGAGTCTGATGTTTTGTTGCTGTCAGTAGTATGAGCGGGAACAGTTGTTCCTGTATAACTCATTTTAATTGGCATATAAGAGCTTTGAGGACCTACTTGTTTTGCGTGTTCATTAGAACCACTGAAG